TGTTAACCATAAGATCCTTATAATTATGAGCGGTGTCTTTATCACATATAACAATATCATCACCGAGTAACGCATACCTTTCAAAAGGTAGTGCATGACCTGCCTTGAATGCGGCAAGTTGTACTATGACGTGATGTGATAACGAGAAAACTGGCCAAGAACTGTATAGCCCTAAAGGCTGTCCAGTTCTATAATGGATATGAGATCCATCTTGGGTCTTAAACGGAAGAGTTGTTAAAACTCTTCCCCAGCTTTCTGCTACTTCACTACCATAAAGGTGCTCCATAACGATTTTCTGTACAGCCAAAGGGAACCTATCTGTTGCGTCAGAGAGATCATAATTATAAAACTCTCTTTCGTTTAACAGGTACGTTAAATCTCCTTGGTTAAACGTTCTATCCGCTCTGAATGTTTTCAGAACTTCCATGACATCGTCATGGAATGGTTTTAGAACAGCTTGTGTCCAGTAATCGGCTATACATATGTTCCTTGTTTTACCTTCCTTGTCGGGGAACGATGTGAGACGTCTAATCTCACCCGAACCTTTAACCATGAATTCAGGTTTTAATCCTGAAGCTAGGGAGTCCGTTATATTAGGACCACCAAGGAATAATATATCTTTATAGATTTCAGTACTATAAAGTATAGATAAGTCTTTCAAGGCATCATGTATAGCAAGGCCTTTATTTGGTCCCCGTTTAAGGGACAAGTGAAATTCGCTCCATACGGGAATATTCCGACTTTCTAAGATTTGAGAAAGAAAAGATCTTATTTCATAATCAATCATGAATAGATCTTCTCCTGAATACTCAGATACAATTGGAGTATAATCGGGATCTGACTTTAATTGAATTATTTTAGTCAGAGAGAGAAGGGTAAGTGTTAGACGTATAATATCTAGTCTCTCACTACCTGTTAAAAGTGGTTCCAATGAATGTAACACTTTCGGTATACCTGATTTGGTAATACCCAAAGGTACATCGGTTATTCTAACTGGTGTACTGTTTACATACTGAAGAAACACCTGTCGCATGGTTTTCATAATCTTTAACGAATTATGAAATCCTCTACTCTTCACAAGTCTCAGAAAGTAATTATGGTACAAGTTGGCTGTTAAAACCAAAGCCTTCTTGCTATCATGTGAGAGCTTCTGCATGGGTATAATCAGTTTTAAGTAAACTGTGAAACCTTTATTGAAGTTTTCCATTCTCTTATGGTTGTTATCAGTGAAATTGACATTGCCCCGTTAGGGGGGTCGTTTGAGACCAGGTTTGTTTACCATCATACTGATACTAATGGTCGCTTCCTGTCC